AAGTCTTTGACTTCTTGAGTCCTTGATAGTTTCAACTGATGTTGAGTCAGTTGTTTTATTTGGTCTAATTTTTTCATAATTGTTTTTCCAAATTGTCAGTTGTCATATTGTTTGGTTATTTAAATACCAACTGATCTACGATCAGTTTAACAATTTATTAAACACTTTGCAACATTTGTTATACATTAATTTACACACCAGATTTTTGTTTGGGTCTCTATTGGGTCGCGTCCCATTTTTTGACAGCTTTTTTTTGCTGACCCCTACCCCCACGATTAAGGGGGTATGTGTTATATGTAGTGCTAGTAAAATAACAATAAACACAAACAATCAGCAAAAAATTAGTTTTGGGACCCCTATTGAGGTACCATATTTGCAATGGAGAGATTGAAAGTAATTCCAATCACTTTGAAAGTAGCAAATGAATTTATAACTAACTTCCACAGACATAACAAAAAAGTTGTGGGTTGTAGGTTTTGTTTAGGCGCAGAGTTTAATGATAAACTTGTTGGTGTTGCTATCGTTGGTAGGCCAATCGCTAGAAAATTAGATGATGGCCTTACAGCAGAAGTAACTAGAACATGTGTTTTAGATGATGCACCAAAAAATGTAAATTCATTTTTATATGGAAAGTGTTGGAGAGTTTGGCAACAGATGGGAGGTAAGAGGATGCTTACCTATACTCTGCAATCAGAATCTGGTTCAAGTTTAAAAGGAGCTGGATGGAAAGTTTTGGGAGAAACTAAGAAATGGAAAAAAGGCAAAGGTTGGACGACTAGAGAAGGACGAGAATGGCAAGCTGTAACAGGAGAGCTAAAATTTAGATGGGAAAAGAATTCTTAGGTCATGTTTCAGATGACGCTCTCAAAGAGATAGTCGCTATACAAGATCGCATAAAAAAATTAGATACCAGCGGCAAAGCCAAGCAAGACTTCATCCACTACATCAAAAATGTATGGGACGGCTTCATCGAAGGCGAGCACCACAAGCTCTTCGCCAAAAAGCTCGAAGCTGTCGCCCAAGGCAAATGCAAACGCCTCATCGTTAACATGCCCCCACGTCATACCAAATCTGAGTTCGCTTCGGTTTACTTTCCTAGCTGGATCATGGGCCTGAAGCCTGACATGAAAATCATGCAGACCACCCACACCGCCGAACTCTCGGCAAGGTTTGGCCGCAAGGTGCGTAACTTGATGGACACCACAGAATACAAGCAGATCTTTGAGAACGTAAACCTATCGGCTGATTCCAAGTCAGCAGGTCGCTGGGAGACAAGTCACGGTGGCGAATACTTTGCAGCTGGAGTTGGCGGTGCGATTACTGGGCGAGGTGCGGATCTGCTGATCATTGACGACCCCCACTCTGAGCAGGATGCCCTTTCGCCCACTGCGCTTGAGTCGGCTTATGAGTGGTATACCTCTGGTCCGCGTCAGCGTTTGCAACCGGGCGGAGCCATTGTGATAGTTATGACTAGGTGGAGCACGCTTGATTTGACTGAGAAGCTGTTAAGACGCATGGGCGAAGACCATGCAGATAAGTGGGAAGTCTTGGAACTCCCTGCCATTTTGGAAAGCGGCAAGCCTTTGTGGCCTGGTTTTTGGAAGCTCGAAGAACTTGAGTCAGTGAAAGCTTCGTTGCCGGTGGCCAAGTGGAACGCCCAGTACATGCAAAATCCTACCTCTGAAGAGGGAGCTTTGATTAAACGTGAGTGGTGGCAGATGTGGGAGCACGATGATCCACCCCCTTGTTCATACATACTACAATCTTACGATACCGCTTTTAGTTCTAAGCAGACTGCTGACTATAGTGCCATTACCACCTGGGGCGTGTTTCGTCCGAGTGATGGTGCACCTGAGTCGATTATTTTGCTTGATGCCAAACGTGGGCGTTGGGACTTTCCAGAGTTGAAAACCACAGCTTACGATGAATACATGTATTGGCAACCGGATACTGTCTTGGTAGAATCCCAAGCAAGTGGTACGCCTTTGACCCATGAGTTGCGGATGATGGGAATCCCGGTGGTGAACTATCGACCTACCAAGGGCAAGGATAAAGTTACTAGGGTGCACTCAGTGTCACCTGTGTTTGAAGCCGGTATGGTGTGGGCTCCAGAAGCTATTTATGCAGATGAAGTCATGGAAGAATGTGCAGCCTTTCCGTATGGCGAAAACGATGATTTTGTAGATTCGACAACACAGGCTATACTAAGATTTCGTCAAGGTAATTTTGTGCGATTGGCAACTGATGAAGAGGATGATTTGCCAATCCCCAAACAGAGAATATATTATTAGAGGTAATAATCATGGCAAGAAAAATAATTAAAAAAGCGGTTAAAGAGGGAATCAAGCGTGGCAGAGGTAGACCCAAGGGATCTACTAATAAAACAAAAACAACTAAACTTAAAAAAGGCCCTATTCAATCAGAAAGAAGTAAAATAGAAGCAGCTAACAAGGCAGCGGCTAACAAAAGAACTTCTAAGTCTATTGCTAAGAAAGCATTAAAAGCAACACCAGCAACAGCTGCAAAGAAAACCAGTGGCAGAGGAAACATTAGAGCCACTGCTCTTGGACTAGGCGCATCAGCTGCAGCAGTTGGAACTTTAAATAAAAAGAAACCAGCACCAAAAGAAACATTTGCTCAAGCATTTAAGAAAGCTAGAGCTAAAGGTGAAGGCACTAAGTTTACTCATGATGGTAAACAATACACTGCTGTGACTAAAGCTGATCTCAAGAAAAAAGGTTACGATGCTAACGAGCTTGCTGCTTACAACAGACGTGGCGGTAAAGCCAGAGGTCCTTTAAACAGATTGGGTCAAAAAGCTAAGAAAGTTCTTTTAGGTAAAGACAAAAAGTTCGGTGGCGATAAAGGCGCGATTGACTTTATTAGAAAGCCTAAGAAGAAAGCAGGCGGTGGCATGATGAAATCCAAAGGCATGAGAAGTGGTGGCATGATGAAGTCTAAAGGCTACAGAAACGGTGGTGCAGTTAACAAAAGAAAAGCTACTGGTGCTGCCAAGAGAGGATTTGGTAAAGCTTACATGAAAGGCAGAAGATAAAAAAAACATAAATGGCAACAGTAGATAAAGCAATCACCGTTGAGGATCAAATTGATCTTGAAGTTAGAGACAGATCCAAAGAGATGGAGATTGATGTTCAAGAAGAACAACCAGAGCTTGATGATTTTGAAGAGCTAGAAGATGGAACTCTAGTCTTTGGTGCAGTCGCACCGCCACTAGATAACACAGATTTCTATGCTAACTTGGCTGAGAGCATCGATAGCCAAGAGCTTAATGTAATTAAGAATGATCTCATGGACAGCGTTGAGTCTGACAAGGATTCACGCAGCGATTGGGAGC